TTCTTCTGCTCCTGGAACATTTAATTCAATACCATTCTTATCAAAGTTTTTAACTAGACTTTGGATAGTAGGATTTGAATCATACATGGCTTTGAATGTTTCGTAGTCGGCAGCAAATTCAAATCCTGCATTATTAGTAATGTTATGCAAGGCATTCCAGTTGAGAGAACTAGGAACTTTTTTAGATGCAGCACGACCAATATGATTTTTAAGGATCATAATAAACTTGTCTACGGCTACATCATCGCCTGCGAATTCAAAAAATCTCATCCTAGTTCTGCCAATTGTTTTTGTAGATCAGTTAATTCTTGTTGCTTTTGTTTAATAGCATCTTGAATTTGTTTTTTCTGCTCTTGCTGATCTTTTGCAGCCTGAGCTGCTTGTGCTGGATCCATGCCACTGCCTGCCAACCCAGCGGCTTGACCGGCTTGACCAAGTGCCTGAGCACCTTGTGCTATTTTTCCGCCTAGGGCTTTTGCTCCTTGGGCCACAGCACCGCCTACTGCCCTTGCTCCTTGCATGGCAGCACCTGCGGCTTTTCCTACCCCGCCAGCGACTGCGCCAAGAGCAGGCAATAATTCATCAAGCTGAGAGTCACGCTCTCTTAGATCTTTGAGTTTCATTAACCTGCTAATACTTTTAATAGACGATTGCTACGATCAATGCTTTCGCGTTGCTCTCTGCCTAATGTTTCGTCGCCACCTGCTGCTGCATCTGCTGCGCCAAACTCATCGCCGCCTTCTTCTGGTGGACCCATTTCGTCACCCATGTTCATAGCGTCTGGTTCAGCTGCACCTAACTCGTCGCCACCTGCATCTGGCTCAGAACCTAGCATTTCAGCACCTTGTTCTTCACCTGTTAGTGTGCGAACACCTGTAGCTAAAGTTTCGCGTGTTTGCTTTAGATTTTCTAGAGCTTGTTGGATAGCTGGAGCACATGCAGAAATAAACTGCTTGGCTTGATCTTGTCCCATCTCGTCACGGATCTGATCACCTAACTGTAGAAGGGTATCGTTCTCCATGCCAGATAGTTCTTCAATCCAGCGACTAACTCTGTCGACCATTGTCTTTGCTGTGACGATTGCACTGGCCTGTTGCACTTCGCCTTCTCTTAGTGTAGTCATATCTTCTCCTGATTCAGTTGACTCGTTTTTCTCTTTGTTGTGTTGCTTCCATGCAGTAGCATAGGCAATACCTTTTTCTTTGTCTGTTAGTTTACCATCTTTAGCATATCCTTTTTTGATATGCTTAACCATTCTTTCTGCTTTGGCACCCGGCGGCGCTTTTTCTTCTATGCTCTCATCGTAGCCAAAACTTCCATAATCTTCATCTGATCCGTGACCTGCTGATGCTAGAGCATAGGAGTCATCTGTATCACCGCCTTCGTCTTCATCTCCACCTTGTGCGAGATCTTCAAATTCTGCTTCTAGGTCTTCGATGTAGGGATCCATATTGCGGATTTCGCCGCCGTCCTGATCACTATAGGCATACCATACTTCTTCAACAGCACCTTCAACATCACCTTGCTGTAATAGTTTAACAATCTTGTCAGCATCCGGATCACCGTATCCGCCGATCTCATTCATATCTTCGTCAAATCGTTTTAGAATTTTTGCAACTTCGCTTTCCAAAGACCCAAATCCTTCTTCGGTGCTGACTTCCGCAACACCAGGATCAACAATAAATTCTTCTCTTTCTGCGATCTCTGCGTTTATAGCATCTAGCATGAACTGTGCTTTAGTAAAGGCTTCGTTGTCTAGATTCTCGTTGAATCCGCTCTGTCCTCTAACTTGGCTGATCTGTGTTCGTAGTTTGTTACGAGCATCTTCTAATTTTGGAAGATCAAAGCTCTGCAAATCTAGCTTCTGCCCAAACATACGTTCCATGCTTTCGTTGATCTTTTTACTGGATCTATTAGTTTTAAATAGGTCTGTGGTTTTCATATTCAAAGGGTCCAAATTGATACTATATTTATTCAGAATACAGCCAATCGCTCTACAGTTTTCTTGGCCTGAGCTGTGCGATTTCTACTTTCGCAATACCTAGCCCACAGCATATCTGCCCTGTCAAAGTCTTGTTGATTGTTGGCTTTTTCGTATTGGGATCGCAGCATCTGGCTGTCAGCGAACCATTTACCATATTCTTGATCAGCTTTGTAAATGTTATCAATATTCATTTGAGATTTTTTTAATGCAAGTAAATTGGCTATAGCGATAGCTGATTTGTTTAACGATATTTCTTTATATAACACATTTCCGTTTCTTACGATGTCTTTTAGGCTACCGTTATTTTTTATTAAAAAATCACCAACAAGAATTCCATCTTCTGTCTTAACAGGAATTATTAATTTGGATAGCTCTTTTTTAACGACTTGTTCTAGTCGTTGTGAAATATTAGTCATGAAAAAAGGACCTATGGTCCTTTATTTAACTGCGTATATAATACGCTAAAAATTATCCGCCTCTCATTAACATAGTAACAATAATGCTTAATACACCAGCTACTACTGTTCCTGCTGTGCCAATGATAACTTTGGTCATTGACTTCTGACCTTGAACGATGTCAGTATGAATGCTATCAACTTTATTTTCTAGGTTAGTCAGCCTCGTATCCAAGTTGAGGTAGCGCATGGCGCACAGGTCAACGTGAGCTTCAAGACTTTGTTTTTCTAAATTTGTGGTCTGTGATAAATCAGACATAATAAAATACTCTCCAAAATAAAAAATTGGATGCCTAAAATACTATGCCTGTTGTGAGCCTCTATGTTTTATTTATCTTTTGATAATATTTCTAAGACCGCAGATTTCATATCTTTAATATCAGTAGACACTTCTTGGACTTTTTCTTTAGTTTCATCCCACTGACGAACAAGATTTTTCATAGTATACATCGCCCACCACCACCAAGCTACCGCCACAGCAAACATAGCAGTTTCTCCGGTGATCATTGCCATACTAAAGACTGTGCCATCAAAAAATTTCCATACGAAAAAAATGCCTGCAAGAGCTGAAATAGGCAGTATTACTGCTGCCCAAGCCCAGAGCCTGATTTGATTGATTGTTTTTATTTTAAAGTTCATTTTAATTTGCCTCTTTACACAAATATTTAATTTGTCTATTGAAGAAATTTAAATGCTAGATTATTTCAATCCAGGTATTTTGTCTATCGCCGGAGGTTTGAAATACAGGAGGTGTTAGATCTGCTGAATTTTCTAAAAGATCTACAATAGGAACACCGTGTAGATCTTTGAGTAGTAATAGAACTTTGTTGTCGCCTTCTTTGAAAACATCATCCCTTTCAGTGATAAATTCCCATGTCCAGTGAACAGCCTTACCTTCATTGCCTACAGGTAATCGGCCGTTGTCTTTGACTGGATCTTTATTCCACTCGATATTACTCCTTATACCGATTGTTTGTATAAGACTATTGAAGTTGGCCTGTTGTCCAATTTTAATTTTATCTGTTTCGGATCTCGAAGCACCACTTCGGGTGATGTCAACTAGGGTGGTAAGTCTATAGCGTTCCATAATGTGCTATTATTTACTCAGACAAAAAAAGACCGGAATAAATCCGGTCTCTTCCTTCCCATCCCTAGGAATTAACTATTATAGTGAATATAAAGTTGTTGGTGCTGTTACAGTTAATGTGCCACCTGCTGTAAATGTCCATACACCAGAAGCTGTCAATGAACCAGCGCCGATAACACGACCAGCACGGATAGCTAATGTGTCGACATCTAGATTGTGGTTGTCACCGAATGCAATGATAGCCAAACCGTCGCTCTTAACTTGGAATACAGATGAAGTTGTTCCAATTTCGTCAGTTACTGGAGCTGCTGTTGATGCTGTTAGTGCTGCTGCACCGCCTGAACCGCTCAATACATACTTGAATACGGTTTGTTGGAATGTCTTTTGAACTGTTCCTAATGCTACTGCTGTAGGGTTTACTCTTGTAAATTCTGCCATGATTTTTCTCCTTGTCTCTTAAATCGTGATCCCGCTCCGGGACCGGCATAGTATTTATAGTTTGGAGGAAAAATCAGCCTTTTTGGCTGTTATTCTGATCGAAACGGTGTCCAACGATCTCTAGGGACTAGCTTAGATCCGCCAGCTACATAACCTTCGCCGCCTGGTTTGCCGCCCGTATGTGCTGTAATATCGCCCTGAGCTGCATCGAGTTCTCTAATGACTTCATTTTTAGCAGCCATAATCTCTTTGACTAGATCGAATAGTTTGTCTAGGACTCCGGGATTAGCATCGCTGTGTGCTTTAATCTTCGTGGCTTTGGCTGGAGTTTTTTGTAAGAAGTTAAAAAATGCTTCAGCACTGATATTGTCTAGTTGTTTGGCCTTGCTCTGTGAATTAACAAAAGTATAAATTTCACTTTGTAGATAACCCATGCCTGCTACTGGGGCTAGGAATTTATCAATGGCTGGTTGATTCTTAGCCATAGATTCTATTTTTCCTAGATTGTCTGCATTGACTGCCGGTTTATGGCTAACGTATGTTAGACCGAAAACTAATAGTTCTGGATTAGCATTAAGAGCTTTTACATCTTCAATGTCCTCTCCAGTCTTATCGCCAAAGAAATCTAAATGTTTATGCGCTGCCACAGCTATCTTTGCCTTGCCTACACGTTGTCCTATAGGACTTGTGGCTTTAACCTCATAAGTTGTTTGATTAGGGGTAAACATGATCTTACCATTGCCGCTATCGTAGGGCTTTCCCGGATGGAATAGGATATCACCGTAGATGTATCCACGGAAGTCTTTGGGAGTGCCTGCTTCGAAGATCGGCCACAAGCTAGCCATATCAGAAGCAAACTTTTCACGCCAGTCCTCGCCCTTGCCACGACTCATGATAAACTGTTTAAGTTCATCTGGGCTAGATGATTTACCTTCTTCACGACCCCAATTGTTCTTGCCTACCATTCGGAAAGTTCCGTCGTCATCTCTGCCCCAATACACCGTAGGATTACCGTCCCACTTGATTGATATTTTGCTTTCTGGTTTAGCTAGATCTTTAAGTATCTGTATAGCACGTTGAGCACCGTTTGGTTCTGTGAACACTAGGTCTTCAAGGTGGTTGAACTCACGGCCTACTTTCTTAGGAGCAGGAGCTTCGGCTTCATTTACACTTTCGTTTTTCTTACGACCAGCACAGTGAGCCTTCTGACTAAACCCTTTAGGGTTTGAACAGTTGATTGAGCGTTTGTATTTTGCGCTCCATTTTTCTGTTAAAAATTCAAATGCTCTCATGATACTATGTCAATGATCCTGCGCATCCAACTAGGGCTATTAGGAGTGTAATGTTCCAACGCTTCTTTCTTTGGTAGCTCGATGCCGCTACGTCCTAATGTTTCTTGTGCGGCAGCAATTAATTCTTCGTAGTTAGGTAATTTTTTAATATAGTTGATGATAGCTTCCACTGAGCGAATATCTTTAACAGTGGCTGATTGACCTAACAGTTGTTTTGAAATAACGTTCCAATCGTCGCCATTAGGAACTGGTTCATTGGTTTCCGGATCTACTAATCCGTGCTTAGGACTATATTTCATTCCTCTTGCTCTAGCGATGCTAGACAATAATATATGTCTATGTTCGCCTCTGTAAGGACTATCTGCGCCGCCACCCAACATACTGCCTTGTTGAAACTTGGGATTGGTGCTGAACATAAAATCTGTTTGAGCAAATCCGTTTGATGGATCACCATTGATTGGTGTTTTTAAATGAACATTGTCACCAGAAAGTTTTACACTATCTTTACCAAAGATACTGATTAATTTTTGTGCAAATTCTTTTTTATCTAATTCGTTAGCATCTACTGATAGATCCAAGTCGCCGCTGTCTACCTTACGGCCAGTTGTTCCTAACCATTTAATTGGAACACCTTCTTCGTCTTTGTCTGTGGTAAAGTCCACTCCGGTTTCTTTTTCCAGAAAAGCTATTGTGGTAGGGATTTCTTCACGCTTAATTCTGCGTGTTAGAGGTGTTTTGTCCGGGCCTTTGAATACATTGCCCCCTTCAAATAATTCAATCGTCATTGGTTTGATCTAGATGTTTATTAGTTCTGCGAGACTCTACGATTTTACGTATTCCTCTTGTAAATTTAGCAGGATCTTGACCGCGGATAGCATTGATAAATCTACGCTCTAGCTCATCTGCCTGTTCTGGAGAGTAGTTCTTATGGATGCTTTCTAATAGATTAATAGCTGAATTTATAATATTCGTAGCTCTGCTTTCAAACAGAGAGTCCTTGTTTCGGACTTCTGCTATTTCATTCAATTCTTGCAGTATTGATCTGGTTCGTAGTTTCATCGGAGTTTCCGTTTATATTATATTTAACTCAAAGCAATCATATTGTAAACTAAACTTATTTTGTTGTCAAATGCCCTTGTTTTGTGCGGTGCGCAACATCTCAGTATAAATACTAATACACACATCAGGAGACGGAAATGTTCAAAAAAGTTCTAAAAACCACATGGGATTTTCTCTGCGAAATTGGCAAGGCTAGATATGCAGCAGAATTGGCCCGCAATGGCAAATGGCGAGAAGCGCAGGAAGTTTGCCGAAAATAATATGTTTTACAATTTTAAAGAGGTTCCTTATGATACCTGGGGACCTTGGCGCAATCAGTGGGGCTACGTTACAACCGTAGCCCAGTTCGACGAAGACGATATAATGTTAAAAAGTATCACACCTTATAACAGAAAAATCGTTAGAAGATTCACAGACTGGGAAGACTGTCAGAAATTGATAGAATTGCTAGAACAGGATCGGAGATTTTGACTATGCTGACTCTTGATTTCTATCCCTCAGGGATATATAATAATACATACACAAACACACAAGGAGAAGTTATGTTTTCACCACATTTTTACATTGACTCATTTCAAAACACTAAGAAGATCGTTACGGATCAAGTGTTCAAAGATCCTGCACTAAACAAAGCAGCTCACGCATATATCGATGCACAAACACAATTCGCCAAGATGGCTGTGAACAACACTATCGACATGGCTAAATATTCTGTGGAATCAGTTAGTAAGTATCTGTTTCCTAAGAAGGATGTGACCGCCTAAAGGTCTAGACATACACACACAAGGAGAAAATTATGTCAATTACAAACGGACTAGAAATGAAAGCACCAGAAGTTAAGTTTAACAAGAACGGTTATGAAATCCGCACAGAAATTCTTGAAATGGCTAAGGATTTGGTTGGTCAAGAGTTTAATTACAAGTGGCAGGGTTGGGAAGTATCTGTGAAGCGCGACGACAAAACTGGACAAGTATTGTCTAAGGTAGATATGCCTGAGTTCCCAGGTTTAGATAAAGTATTAGAAACCGCCGAAAAGATGTATTCTTTTGTTAATCAAGGCGTGAAGAAGTAATATAGCTCGTAGAGCATTATTATAGAAAAGAGAAACCCCCTTTAAGGGGGTTTTTTCTTATCTAACTGTTGCTAACTTAAAAAATCTAAGTATGTTGATATACATCCATCCTATATCAAACTCATACCATTTCTGACTAAATCTAGCATTGGCACCATCTGCGTGATGATTGTTGTGCAATTCTTCCCCGCCAATCCACAATGCCCAGGGCCATAAATTGCGACTAGTGTCTTTGGTATCTGTATTACGATATCCCCACCAATGAGCTAATCCGTTTACTACTCCGGCGGCCCAGAACGGTATCCATATCATTTGGATACCCCACACTAACAGTCCTACAGGTCCAAAAAGAACAAGGTCTATGACCAACATCAATAGAATCCCTAAGCGACTATGTGCGGAGTAAATGTTACGCTCTAACCAATCATTAGGAGTTCCAACTCCTAGTTTTTCGACCATGGCTGTATCTTTGCTGGCTTCGTGATACAATAATGCGCCACCGAATAACACTTTCTTAATTCCATAAATTTGCGGACTGTGAGGATCAGAGTCAGTGTCGCTGGCCTGATGGTGCTTGCGATGTATTGCTACCCATTGTTTAGTAACCATACCTGTAGTCAACCATAACCAAAAACGCATTATATGATTAACTACCGGATGGAAAGCTACTGCTTTATGTGTCTGCGATCTGTGCAAATAGAGCGTGACACAAGCAATGGTAATTTGAACCATTACCAAGGTGTATATAAATTCAATCATTAATAATTCCCTGAGCTTAGAACTATCTTGCAAATATGTTCTAATCTCTCTATATGTTCAAAAGACCGCCATGGCGTTGAATCTATAGCCACGACCCCATGTCCTTTAATTCCAACTATATCATACTTAATCTCTCCAGTATTTGGATTTAAACCCAACTTTTCGTGACATTGATCGCCTAATTCTTGTGATATCGGCGGAACATCACCTACATTGGGTGCTACTCTAGTATAACGACTAAGTTCTGGAAAATCTTTGGCCAATTCACTTAGTTCGATTCCGGCATGCATGGCAGCAACGATATAGGTAGGATGGATATGAGTAACTACACGAACTTCATCTTGGTATATTTCACGTTGTAGACCAAAGTGCAGAGGCATTTCACCTGTGGGCTTCAATCCTATACTGATATCGCTGTAAGGCATTTCCTCCCAACTATACAACATTTCTGCTGTGCCTGCACCGCTATTGATACATTTGTTTATTTTAATCTTTTTAAACTGATCAGGTTGCATTGTCTGTTTGCGCACACCACTAGGAGTAACATAGAAATGATCTCTATCGTGATGACGAATAGAGATGTTGCCATCTCTACTCGTAATCCAATTGCGCTTATATGCTTCTACTAGAATATCGCAAATGGTTTCTAACATTAGTGAAATTGCTCCGCTTCTGTAGAACTCTTGTTGGCCACTGTGCTGGTAGCACCAACTGCTTCACTGATTAGATCAAAGTAACCAACGCCAACTTCACGTTGATGTTTAACGGTTGTGAAGCCACGAGCCTGGGCGGCAAATTCACGTTCCTGCATTTCACTGTAGCCAGCCATACCACGTTGTTTGTATGCTTCTGCTAATTCAAATGTTGCTAGGTTAACACTGTGGAATCCTGCTAGTGTAATGAATTGGAACTTATATCCTAATTCACCTAGCTCGCGCTGGAATGTTTCGCACTCGTCTACAGATAAAAACTTACGCCAATTAAAACTAGGGCTGCAATTATAAGCCAACATTTGGTCTGGAAACTCAGCATGTATAGCATCGGCGAATTTCTTAGCCTGTGCAATATCAGGTGTGCTAGTTTCGAACCATAGGAGATCAGCGTAAGGGGCATAAGCAAGACCTCGGCTAATACATGCATCAAGCCCATTTTTAAATTTGTAAAAACCTTCTTCAGTGCGTTCATCGATAATAAAATCCTTGTCTAACGGGTCATGGTTGCTGGTAATCAACGTTGCTGATTCTGCATCTGTTCTTGCTAGAATAACTGTATCAACACCTGCTACATCTGCGGCCAATCTCGCAGCCTGTAGGTTACGAATCGCTTGGCTAGTAGGAATTAGAACCTTACCGCCCAAGTGACCGCATTTCTTTTCACTTGATAATTGATCCTCAAAGTGAACTGCGGCTGCACCTGCTTCGATCATGGCCATCATCAATTCGTATGCGTTTAACGCACCACCAAAGCCTGCTTCAGCATCAGCAACGATTGGTAGGAAGTAATCTGTAGTTACATTACCTTCTGAGTATTCGATTTGATCAGCACGACGGAAAGCATTGTTGATCTGTTTAACGATTGTAGGAACAGAGTTTACTGGATATAAACTTTGATCAGGATATGTTTGACCTGCGGTGTTAGCGGCTGCGGCCACTTGCCAACCCGATAGGTAAATTGCTTTGAGTCCTGCTTTGGCATGTTGGACTGCTTGTTGTCCACTGTATGCGCCTAGCGTATTAACGTATGGTTCTGTAGCTAGAAGTTCACGTAGTTTGGTAGCACCACGTTTGGCTAAAGTGTGCTCAATTTGTAATGAGCCTTGTAACTTGCGGACTGTGTCTTGTGTGTAATTGCGTTTTTTCACGATATCTCCTTTGCTGTGATGCAGTATTTATGGGTCTTGTAGAGGACTTGACAAATTAATTAACTGAGTGTATAATAGCTGTATGAAAAATAAAATCATTTTAACAGACGCAGACGGAGTTCTGCTAGATTGGGAATACGCTTTCTCAGTTTGGATGGAACAACATGGTTTCCAAAAAACCGAGGATCACCAATTCAAATACGATATTGGCAAACGCTATGGTATTGAAAAAGAGCAGGCCAAAAAACTTATAAAGATGTTTAATGAATCGGCACATATGGGTTTCTTACCGCCCTTGCGTGATGCCATGTTCTATGTTAAACGGCTACACGAAGAACACGGTTATGTGTTTCATTGTATCACATCTATGAGTTCAGATGAGAATGCACAGGAACTACGCAAAATGAATCTGCGTAAGTTGTTTGGAGAAACTGCATTTACCAAATTTATCATACTAGAAACAGGTGCTGATAAAGACGAAGTATTGGACAAGTATCAAGACAAAGGCTATTGGTGGATTGAAGATAAAATTACCAATGCTGTAGCTGGTCAAGATCGAGGTCTAAAAAGTTTACTTATGGAACATGGACACAATATGGATTTTGAACATCCGGAAATTCCTAGAGTAAAGAACTGGAAAGAAATCTACGAGAGAATCGTAGGCTAAATATTTTCGGGGAGTAACCAACCTGTAGTTAGGGTTCTATATATCGTCAACACGGCGAAACAGCGTCCGGTATATAGACAAAGAGGTGAGACCATAACTTTTTAAAGGAAAATTATGGAACTCTTTACACTCCAAGCCCTTTGGGCATTTCTCGCTATCATTTTGATAGACATTGTATTAGCTGGTGATAACGCTCTTGTTATCGGAATGGCGGCTAACAAATTACCAGACCACTTACGCAAGAAGGCAATCTTCTGGGGAACGTTCGGAGCCATTGCTATACGATTTGTATCAGTTGCGGCACTAACATACCTATTAATGATCCCAGGACTTAGGATCATAGGTGCTCTAGCACTGATATGGATTGGCTGGAAACTGGTATTTGATCACGGCGAACACAACATCGAAGCCAAGGACACCTTCTGGGGTGCAATTGGAACTATTGTGGTCGCTGATGCTGTCATGGGCATAGACAATGCCTTAGGCATTGCCGCAGCCGCCAATGGTAGTTTTATTTTAGTCGCCGCTGGATTGTTGATCAGTGTGCCAATCATATTGTTTGGTGCTACCATGGTCAGCAAGATACTACAACGTTGGCCGGACACAGTATTTCTAGGATCATTTGTGTTATTTGCTGTAGCATTCTTAATGGCTATGAAAGAACCATTAATGGCTGCATGGTGGGCAGGATTAGTTCCTTGGGTGGCCGCAATACTACCTTGGGTAGCTGCATTGGTTATTACTGCTGTTCAATACAATCAGGCAAGATTGCATCTTCACAAAAAGTATTTGTTTAGAAAGAGTTAACAAACTCTAATAAAAGTTTGTAATGAATACCTCGATGCCAATGCGGTTCGAGGTATTTTTTATTATACCAGTATTGACTACTTTCAGGGTGACAGCCTATTAATCCTATGCGGTTTTGAATGATCGCCATAGGATCCATGTTAGGATAAGTTGCTATTGTTTTAAAGCCTGTGCCTTCAAATGCACAACCGTCGTAGAAATACATCCTATGCTGTTCGCCGTTCCATAACACAGGCATGGCTTTTGGGTGTGGGCGATGGGTATCTGTTTTAGGTCGTCTAATATACTGTTCTACTTTGACATTATTAAGTAGGTCAAAGTAATCAGGTCCTGCCCAATATGCGCCCATGCATATGCCAAGATAGCGGCCTCCTTGTTTTACATATCGAACAACATGCTCTTCATTGTATTTCATTAGGCTATCAAATCTATCTGCATCTCCGATGCCTCCGGGAATACAAATACAGTCTACATCATCGAAGAATGTAGATTCTACTTCATCTTTGGAAAATAATTTAAAGGAATGTTGAGGAGAAAGAGATTTTATAATGCCATTAACTGAATCAACTGAGCAAGCTGGTTGATGAACAAATATAGCAATGTGCATGATATAAATTGTAAAAGCTCACTTAGGGGACCATTCCGGGGCACGACTCCCATAATCCCCTGCCCAGCAGCCGGGCACACACTTGTAACGATAACGTCCTAAGGTAGTGTGTTAGTTTTGCTTCTCGATTCTATAATCAGCCTCGTTAGAATCGGGATAGCGTGTAGTCAGCTTACGAAGGACATCAGCTCGATTTTCTCCTTCGATACGTGCTGTTCTTCCTGAAGCTATTTGTGTTACCAAATAAGTTCCTGGGCCGTCATTGGCATCTTGTTCGGGTTCTTCTGGTTCATCTTTCTTAGGTGCCTCAGATGCATAAGAAGCCGGTAACCTATCTTTAATATCAGCAATAGCTTTAGCAACATCATAACCACCTCTTGTAATGCTTTCCGAATTCTGTTTGATTTCTTCGGCTTTACTCTGTAGTGCTTTGATGATTTCTTTCATTAATCCTGGAAATAACTCTGCAAACTTTTTATCGCCTCTAGAATAACTATCGCTTTGATCACCATTATTCATTTGCCCAGTAGGGGCATGCATCTGCCATTTACCATTCTTATCGTCTGGATTCTCTTTATCGAAGATCGAAATGATCGGACCTTCCGGAGCATATCTTTCAAACCAGCGTAGGCCTGAACTAGATCCTGTGCAGAAACTAGCATTGAAACCAACAGAATTATTAAATGTATAACAGGCTCCGTAGTTATAAGGCAATGTAATTAAAAAACGCTCGTTATCGATTAAGGTAGTTTCTTTCTTTTCACGCTTATGTTTTTCGATAGTTTCGGCATCTTTGATCCGAGCAAGCTCGTTACGGTATTCTCTATCTTGTATGATGCGCTGTATCTGTTTGAGACTCTTGAACTTGTTGAAATCTTGATGTGGCTCTTTGAGCTTACCTCGGATGCTCAGTGCTTTCCAAGCACCTAGAGCATCTCCGCCTTCACCGTTGATATCTTCGTAGTCAACAACACCGTTGATATAAAGACGAGTGAGCCAATCGTCAAACTTACCATCTTGACTTAGGTCCCCATAATCTGTTGATCTAAGACTGTCGTCTAACAGTTCACTCCATAACTTAACGACTTGATCGTCTGCAGGCTTTGTTCCCAGTGCTGCTACTTTATTTTTAGGCAATGTGCCGTCATGACGCATAGCAATGGTCAACATCTTGATCATCTTGGGGTCTTTGAGTTTGGCTGCTATGTTAGCTTCTAATACGATTTGATTTAATTTCATCCTGATATCAAAGTCCTTTTAAAGAATCCAAGAACTGTGCCCAGTTTCTTTTGATCGCCATTGGATATATCTGTTAATAACTGCTTTGGGCCTTCTGAACGTTCTGCATTAAATCCTCTACTGTAACCTCTGGTAATGTTACCAGTCTGTTCTGGATAATGATGACTAGCTGCCATCAATACTGCTGTGTTGATAGCTTGAGAAACACTACCTGGAACATCCGAATCTCCTGCCTCTAAACTGTCTATAGCATTTTGTAAAGTTTTAACCTGACTAAGTTTCTTTTCTGCTTTATCAAACGCATCGTTCTTGATCTGATTGGCAATGTGTCCTTTGATGTCTGCGATAGCTGCTGTGATAGCGCGAACCCACAAAGGTTTAAACTTTTTAGTAAGTGTATCTACTGTAACTTCACCTGTAGTTCCTGCCTGTGCATCTGAACGGTTCCTCTTTTTATCATCTACAGCTTTAGAACCTTTGCCTACATAAAATTTCTGTAGTTTTCCAATCTCACCTTTTAAGAAATCTAATATATTTCCACCACGGCTGTCTTTAACTGATCTAGTTTCCCCGCCACTGCTGGCCACAGCTTCGTAGGTATCGCCTCGAGCTTTGATAGCCCCTGTGCCGTTAGCACCTTTGATAATGACCCATGCTCCTTGATAAGCACCCTTTAGTTCTGACCAAGAAATTTTATCTACCTGACGATAATCTTGATCGTGCGCTAATCGCATATCTTTGTGTAGTTTGACGATAACTTCTTTTCCGCCAGGATTGCCGGAGATAAGATCCAGCGATGTAGATGCTTCGTCTACATAACCTTCTAACAGTTGCGCAAATATTTTATAACTTTCTTGTCTCATTAGTTACACCAACTTTGTTTTGCCTCACCGTAATATTCACGAGCAAAGCCATTACGTATTAATTCGGATCGTAGACTCACACCGTTTAGTATGATATCTCCCAATACACGACCACCGAACTTATCCCATCCGTAGAGCGTAACTTGATGCTTTTGGGTTGTAGCGACAGCGTTTTTGGTAAAGGCTGTGGCGGCTTGTCCTCGTTGATCTTCTGAAGGGCATTGGGCTCTGAATCCTTTTTCTGGAGTATCGACTCCGTAGATTCTAATCGCAAGTTCTGGCTTAAGCGGTTTAGGAAGAAACGGCGCACTGATTACTACTGTGTCGCCGTCGTTCACCCTTAAAATTTGTGCATCATAAGTAACACCTTGTGGTGTTTTATCTGCCAGTGCTAATGCGGGCACTGCCAATAATAATAGTAGTAGTTTTTTCATTTATAGGATCCTAAATAACTCTGTATATTTATACGGCTTTTTCAGTATACTCAGCTTTTGTCCATCCGAGCAAATATTCAGCTTTCCAATGATTTTGTTCGAACCCTTGTAGATGATCCCACTTGTTTTTAGCGTTCCAAATACGGATAGCTGCATCTTGCCAATCAGTATGTCGAACAGTATATTCAAAACAGATCATACGATTCTTAAATGTTTCATAGTCGCAGTGATCATATTCCACGTGCAGAACTTCATAAACGGTGCCGTCTTCAGTGACAGCATCTAAAGCAAAATCAAAACCCCATTTACGTTTAGTCCTTAAAAGATAATCTGCTGAAGGGATAAGTTCTTTTAGTTCTTTTAGTTGATCGACAGCTTCTCTATCGTAATTGCAACGACATAAAAACATAGAATGATCTAGTATTAATCCGAGATCAGATTTTTCTAATTCGAACCAAGGCTCCTGCCAACAACGATGATTTAGTATAGGATAGTTAATGGGATAACCCATAGCAGAATAAAACTTCTGTTCTGCTAGATTAAGTTCAAATCCGTCTTTGTCGTAATATTTGAAGTCCTGTGTTTCTAGACCTTCTACAGGTTTTGTGCAAGAAGGATTTGACATCAGTGTTACTTGATGTCTACGAAACATTATTCTTCTTCTTGTGGCTTGGCTTGACAGTGAACACAGGCGCACTCTGAACAGTGATCGCAGGTTTCGTCTAGGCAGCTATGTCCGCAGTGTGCAGGATGTCTGCAATGATTACATAAAAATTCATTCTGTTCTGTCTTTGTCATCTATCGCTCCTCCAGTGACCCATGCTGTGCAACTACGATTGCCAGCGCATTTAAAATGTAAAAAGTTACAGTAACCTAAGTCTGCTCGGTGTATAGTAGCCATGGCATCTGTTTCTTTGCTGTCGCCTTTAATGCCTTCTTCTATACATGCCCACATCTTGTCGCTAACATCAAAGGCAGCACAATTGCCGCACTTCATAGTTTTAGCTGTTTTTTCTGTGATGCCCCAACGACGGGCAGCATCCTTCCAATATGATTCTGGCTCGTCTGGATTGGCAGGACCATAGTGATATTCGTCTATGGCTTTCTGACGATTCTTTAGGTTAACATCTATATCATAGGTAGCAATAGGACAGCCCTTGTTGGCTGCTTCTACTATGTTAATATATTTTCTGTATGTCATCTCTGTTCAATCCAAGTCATTGCAGACAGTGCCGATTTGTTAGCGTTGGGCGATGCTATGGCCAGTGTAAGAATATCGCTGACTGTGCCCAGACTGCCTCTACCTATTTGATAGACTGTGTCTTTATCTAGTCTAATACCTGTGCCTCCACCGCCAATAACGAATCCCGAATCAATATCTACTCCGCCTGTGTAACTGGTAGCTGAGATATCATATTGTGTGAATGAGTTAGCATCGGGCATGTCTACAAAGTTGGCGCCGGTCAGTGTGGCGTTGCGAACTAACTTATAAAACACTGAAGTATTATCTAAAGTGGCCGCTTGAAAGAATGTAGGCAGAACGATACCTTTTAAGGCTGTGCTTTTTAATCTGATGCTGAGTATGGGATAAAATGTATTAGCACTTGCCATAGTCCGACCAGTGATAGGACCAGTTATATTCTGTGCGATACCTAGTTTAGTTGCTGTTCCTTCTGATATAAGGCTGTTAGATCCTTGATATAGATAGTGGGTGCCTGCCACACCTGTGAGATTCTCTAGTTCTAATCTAATAGGCAAGAAAGGTGTCGAGCTCCAGGGCAGAGATGCTATGTTAGCGTGATTAAAGGTATGTATAACATGGGTGAACCCGTTAATGACCCAACCTATGATTATCTGTCCAGCACCATACCATTCATATTCAAATGATACCATTTGAGATTTTGTTGGATCGGCAGTTATTGAATCTATTCCACTTCCGTCTAACTTATCACCGTTCCATTGACTGCGAGGAACCCGAGTTTCAGTCAGAACGCCCGATGTGCTGGTGCGCACCACTACGTTATACTCGGGTAGCCCGTCGGCACCTATTACTCCAGCATCTTCAAAGTAAAATCCGTTATTTTCATCAAAAAGGCCTAATCGCCTGCGTATGCCTGTTACTGGTGTTTGTAATCTTACGGCATATGTTAGCGTAGAACTGCGTCCAGGGATATATCTCATCACATTGCGAGTTTGACGAATTACCTTAGATCCCTGTGTGCTGCCCACTGCCATATCTACCCAGTTGGTATTGGTATTCCAA